TTAGTTCAAGTGGCGAAGTTAGTGGATCTTCATCTGCTGTAGCTACATGACCTATGTCTACCTTACGACGAGCAGTTTTAGTTACACTACCACTAGGTACGCCCTTTTTGTTTAATATATCTTTAACTATTGTATTAGTACCAAAACTAGTTTTAGCTAAATCTGGGTCTCTAGATAGATTTCTAACAACTGTATCTAGTGCATCAAAACTGTTAGCTACTATAAATCTAAAGTTATCACTGCCATCAATATAAACATAGCTAAACCCTGGTTTACTAAAATAGCCTGCTGGTACAGCTTCTAGCGAAGCGTATTTGCGTTTAGCCGTTTTATCTAACACACGCTTTAGGGCTTCATAAGCATTATCATAAGCTTGCAGGTGCTGAGTAGTATTTCTATATACGTTTACTTTTAGTGCTTCATATGACAGATCTAGTATATGTGTTTTGGGATTTAATACTTCTTCACGATAATCTCGTTTAAATATTTCTACTAGCTCTGGATGTACTTGTGAAATTATATCATCAAGGGTTACATTTCCAGCCATTATGTATAGTCCGATACATATTGATCTAGTACCCGCTTAATATGTGCTGGAAATGCTGTACTTTGCACATACTGTATTTGTGTAACATTTGGCGTTACATCACGGTTAACATGCACAGCACTATTATTCTTCGAATAGTATTCTACTAGATCCATTACAGCTAGTTTTAAATCGTCAGGTACAGTTTCAAACCCTGCTAAATAACTAACTTGATAGCCGCGAATTAGTGGTGCAAATAGCGGTACATTTAAACACCTAATACTATCACCATCTTGTACCCAATCTGTATATTCTACTAAATTTGTATAAGTTTTGCCATAATCTATACTACGTCTAACAAATAGTATATTTACTACAGGGCTTTCTTTTAACATTAAATTAGTAAAACCGCCTTCAAATGTTTCTAGAACAGGTTGATCGTAGTAGTCAATAAAAGTACGGCGGCAGTATGTTTTGACTAAGCTACTAACTTTTGGTATTAGCAACTCGATTTCATCATCTTTATTGCTACTTTGTATTCCCAGGTAATTTTTATACTCTGTTTTGGTTATTAAGTCTGTAGCCATAGTAACTCCGCTTTATGTCTCTAAAACCTACCACAGCAGGCTTTAGAGACAGGACTCATGTGAATCCTGTCTACATTTAAAATTAAGCTACGTAACGGATTGTTGAAACTGCGGGTCCGTCAACTGTGCTAACTTGTGTCATACCCATACGTAGGCTAGCAACTAGAACACGGCTTTGACGCTCGATTAGATCGTCTGTGTCTACGCGCATACCACGCTGATTACCAACGATAAAGTTCATTGGGTTGAATATAACAGCAGCAACTTCTGTAGCTGTATGTGGGCTTGCATCTACAAACTCACCGCTAACAATAACTGGTGTATTAGCAACGCTACCAATTTGTCCTGTTAGGATTGTAGCGCGATCACCAACTTTGTCAACTGTTAAGAAGTTACTATCTTCTAGTAGTTCATAGTACTGGCTTGTGCCAACAAAGATGATTAGGTCGCTAGGTGTTAATCCCCAAGCTCCTAGGTCTTTACGAGCTGCTTGTAGTTTAGCAACTGTTAGCTTAGCACCATCACTAATGTCTAGTGTAACTGCGCTAGATGCATCATACTCTGCAATACCTTTAACAGGATCAGCAGTTGTAGTACCTAAGCCAAATAGCATTGCTTTGTCAACGCTTTTAGCCATACGACGTGTCATTGCGTCACGAACAACTGGAAGAATAGCTAGTAATGCGTCTTCATCTTCTTCAAAAGCAATGTACTCACGTGTAGCTAGCTTATAGCTGCTTAGTGTGATTTCTTTTAGCTGATGAGTAGCTGTGCTGCCGCTGCTGTTGTTATTGCTATTACCAAAGTCAGTATTAGCAACCCAGCTTGCATATCCTGCTTCTGGATTGACAGGAATCTTCATGATTGGGTTATTCATAGCAATCTGGCGAACTGTACCAGCAACTACTAAACGCTTACGCATTTCAGCTTCTAGGTTTGTGCTAACTTCTGTTTCCCATGTTGCTGTAGGAATACGTGGGCTAGGTGCACTACCTGCATACTTTTGTACGAGGTCTTTACCAAACTTAGTATCTTCAATGCTTTTACCACTGATTTTGCTAAGTAGGATAGCTTTTTCTTTCTCATGATAGCTAGGACCGCTATCATTACGTGCATCTGTAAATTGCATACGGCTCTTTTGAATAGCTTCTAGCTCAGCAGCTTTTTCTTTAAGAGCTGTCTCTAATCCCTCAAGCGCACTCTTATGGCTATCGGCTTGCTCGGCTAGGCGCTTCTCAACTTCAGCTAATAGCTTTTCTGCACCTGTGTCAACTGTTTGAACTGCGCTAACAGCAGCCTTAATTTTAGCTTGTAGCTGTGCTTCTTCGTCAGCTTTACGCTGTAACTCTTGAGCAGCCTTGGCTTGAGCTTCTACAACAGCA